CTGCTGGATGAGCTGTTGAAGCTCGTGCAGATCATCCGCCAGATAGCTGAAAACAGCGGCAGAATAGATGTTTGATAGTGCGTGGCTGCGCTCATGCAGCATATTGATGTGCATGATTTGCGCGACGCGTGATGCGCGGAAAAGTCTGCGGTTGATTTCAGTCTGGATGTGACGACGCTCCGCGATAGCGCGGTGCTGTTTGCGGTTTGCCATGGTGTGGCCTCTGTAGTTGCCAGTTTTGAAAACTCACCATCCAGAGGTGGAAAACTCGGGGTGGTGAGACGTACAGGGTTTCCACAACCGGCAACTACAGAACCCGGCCCGACCGAAGTCGGCCCCGTACGCCCCACCATAATTCGTGTGCGAAAAAGACGTGGCGATACAGTACGCACAAAAAAACCGCTGGCGCGGTTGTGCGCTGTAGTTGTCAGCGGGGTGGAAATCCCGGCACCCGTTTTATGAGGTGCAGCGGAAATGTAACCTGACTGATTGCGGCATGGCAAGCGGTTTTTTTGTGTGTGCATGTTCTGGTTTCTTACTGGTTCAGAAAAAAATCAAAAACCTTGTCAATGCGTTGCAGCAGCTCTTGCTGTATTGCTTCCGGCGTTTCCGGTTCGCCCGGCGCCTCCAACGTCGCGCAGAAATCAGCGATTTCATGATGGAGCGTCAGGCGAATGGCAGGAGCCGTGGTTCTGGCGTGCTCCAGCTCATTCAGCAGTGCCAGCACAGCAGACGGCGAGAGCATTGCGCGAAATGCCAGTAATTTTTGAGGCGTTGCCATTCGTTGCAGGGCAAATGCCAGTTCGCGTAGCTTCTGGTGGTTGATGGTGCTCATGCTCTGGCTTCCTTCAGTAGCTGGTTAAACATGTGAGTAAGTGGATTGCTACACCCGAACGGCATCGGGTTTACGTGGTAAGAAGCCTGGCCTCCTGTTTTGCGAGCGCGACCACCTGTGCTGCGGTTTGTTCTGATGACTAAGCCGCCGCGCCAAAGTCGGCGTAACTCAGCATTAATGGCTGTGGTTGGGGTATTCAGTGCTGCGGCGATCTCTCCGCCGCTACACCCCGGATGAGTAGCGATGTAGTCCAGAATGGTCATCTGCGTGGCTCCTGTACCTGTCGGATAAGATTTACTCGCGCCACGTTGGTGGCGCAGAAGTAAGTGCCGTCAGTGAGGTAGATGTGGTGTGCATCCTTTTCCGAACGATGTTTGTCGATAGTGGTAATCAGGCGTTCGTCGACCTCGTATTCGCGCCCTCTGGAGGTAAAGCGAACGACGGGAAAATGCTTAATTGCCATTGCGCCCCCTTTGTCCAGTAACCCTATGCGTTAAATACGGCACGTTGCGCGTCATCAATGAATACAGCTTGAGAGCGTTCTATCAGGCGGAGATTTGTCAGAAGCTCTGACTCTTTTGTGTGGTAAGGCGTTATCAGGTATTTGCCGTGCAGTTCGGCAATAATGGTGTATTGCGTCATTATTGCCGAACCAAGAATGTAAATGCGGCGTCCAATGCTGGACGGATTCATGGCTGCAACTGTTGACTGTGTTTTAAGAGTGTCGATTTCTTTGCCCTGTTCCTCAATAATTTTGGCTGCGTCAGCGGTGATTTTTGCAATGGTCAGTGCGTGAAGTGCTGCCATATGTTGGCTACGCTTCACGGCATCTTTAGCCATTTCATCTTCCGCTTCTGATATTTTTTTTAATGTGTCGATAATGCCTTCTTCTTTTGCTTTCATTTTATATCTCCGTTATTTACGCGTGCGAATACCTCCATTAATACGGATGGTTTTCACGTTTTCTTATTTAATTTGATGTTTTATTTGTATCGTTATTCATCAGAGAAAAAACGCTCGATCTTTTTCACTGAATTAATAATTCGCATAATCCCAATGGCGCAGACCACCGAAATAATCAGAACAAGCCATGAGATAAATATACTCATGCGATATTCCCCAGCTTATACGGTTCAATATGTTCCCCGCATTCTGCGGCACAGATCAGCTCGGAAAGTTCGTTTAGTGCATCCAGATCATCAGCGTAAAAAGCCACGTCATACAGACTCCGGATTGCCCTGGTCAATGAGTCACGGGCTGCACGTTCAGCATGAGCGCCTGATGCGCTTAAGCGAAAATAAAAACGCTCAAGTGCTTTGTTAATGAGAGTTTTATATTCTTTGCCCATCACAACGCCCTTTAATCTGCTTTCTTAATTTCAGCTTCTGAATCCATACAAATAATTTCGATATAAGGTTCATCGCCATTAGCCTGGCGCGCTTTTTCAGCTTCGTTAATGGCTTCGCGAACGGTCTGGTACGGAAGCTCCACGATCAGTTGTGCGTTGTTCGCATAAACGTGAGTAACTGCTTTTTTTTCTGCCTGGGCTACAGCATCAATAGCTGATGCACGTAATAACAGTTCACCGCGAAAATCAATAAAACGGATAAATACACCTTGTGCATACTCTTTGGTCATAAATCACCTGTTATAAATCAGTCTGTTTAATAAAACTTTGCCCGCGAAGCAGACGATCAACCGTTCGAAGTGCTTCGTATAATGTGAAATCCTGTCCGAACTGATTGTCGCCACAGCTCAATGCAAAAATGCGGTTTCCGGTAAACGGATTGCGTGGGCATCTGTGAACCACGATTCCAGCTTTTTCAATTAGCCAGGTGTGTTCGCCAATTTGTTTTACTGTGTGGCCATCAGGTGTTGCGTGCGTCTCGCTCAGACTGTAGCGGATGTTGCTGCGTGATGCGTTGGTAGCGAAATGGTTAGCGTGGCGTTCTGTTCCGGTACGAAAATTACGGCGTTGCTTCAGCATAAAATGACACCTCGTTATTTTGTCATCTGCACGTATTTCTCTGCGCTCCTGATTGTTTTCAGGAAAAGAGCGAAGAGATTTACTGTGCGTCTTGAGTTCTTTTCATCCTGGTTGATGGGAATTGAACCTCTGTCAGCCTGTCTTTTCACTGTGTTAACAGCTTGGTTGGTACGCTTTGCGTAATCTTTCAGGCTTTCTTCAAGTACTGGTAACCCATGCTCATCGCGGTAGGGATAGAACGCTGCTAAACGCTCAAAGTCTGCCTGTTCGTGTGTGTTCAGGACTTTTGCCATGTGTGATAACCTGCGCTATCTGTGGTTGTTTGTGACTTGGTGTACTTATAAGTACACCTTGTGCGCAAGCTTAGTGTACTTATAGGAACACTGTCAATGCTTATCGGTGAAAAAATTAGAGTGATTCGTGAATCAGAGGATTTAACGCGCGAAGAATTTTGCGGCCTGATTGATGTGCCTATCGGCACTTTGCGTCGTTATGAAACGGGGCGGATTGAAAACATAGGGGGCGAAGTGCTTATCAAGATTGTTAATCACCCTCGCTTTTTTAAGTACATGAATTGGCTTATGACGGGAAAAACAAATGAGGCTGCTGGGCAGATCAGTCCGTCTCTCTCCCCTGATGGGCCAAAAAGCACATCGCCTTCTCAAAAACCCCGCAAGACTGGCACACAGCCCGGCTAATCATGGAGCGCTGGGGGCATGGTGGTCTTGTAACGCTGGGGTTTCACGAATGAGCATAAAATCAATTCCGGGAGGGTATCTTCTTGACATGCGCCCGGAGGGGCGTAAAGGCAAACGCATTCGTAAAAAATTTAAAACGAAATCGGATGCAGTTTTATATGAGCGGTGGGTGCTGGCGCAACAGCATAACAATGAGTGGAAAGGAAACTCTATTGATCGCCGTCCTCTGTCAGTGCTTATTGACTTGTGGTGGAAATACCACGGCCAGCTAATGAAGTCAGGGCATAACACGCGCCTTAAATTGCTGCGCTTGAGTGAGGCAATGGATGACCCGTGCGTGCATAAACTTAATACAACGATGCTCACCGAGTTACGTGTGTCCAGGATAGAGCAGGGGATACAGCCCAGCACCATAAATCGAGAGATTGGGGCGTTAAGCGCGATGTTTACCGCACTCATCTCATCCGGCCATTTTCTTAACGATAACCCCGTTCAAGGCCTTAAAGGAATGAAGGTTAACGAGCGCGAAATGGGATATCTGAGTAAGTCTGAATGTGTTCAGTTGCTGGATGCACTGGCTGAAAATCCCGATGAACGGCTGGCTGTCGAAATCCTTCTGTCGACCGGGGCGCGATGGGGCGAGGTAGCGGCACTGGAGCAGCGCCGTGTTCTTCATTGTCGAATCACTTTTTCAAAAACGAAGAACAGCAAAAACCGTACCGTTCCTATTTCTGAAAGCCTGTTTGAAAAGATCAAAAAACGGGGCGGGAAACTGGTGTTTCCGACGCTGGATTATCCATTGGTTCGCGATGTCATCAAAACGGTCGCACCTGATGTTCCTGATGGCCAGGCTGTTCATGCGCTGCGCCACACCTTCGCCAGTCATTTCATGATGAACGGCGGCAATATTCTGACGCTCCAGAAAATTCTGGGGCACGCAAAGATTCAGACAACGATGATTTATGCCCATCTTGCGCCGGATTACTTGCAGGATGCGGTGAGATTTAATCCAATAGCTTGAAGGTAGGAAAATGAAAGATATTGAACATTCAGGGGAAATGGAAAAGAAAAAACGGGAGTTTATTAAAAAACTGGAATCGATAACGCCAAGAGAATTCTTCCGTTTTTTAAATGAAAAAAACGTCACTGTGGTTTGCCCTGGGTGCGGGCTGAAAGATACCCAGATAACTGCCACTACAGGTAAGTTAAATCTCCAACAACTCCTGGATGGTGAAAAAGGGGAAGAGTTTATGACGTACTTCAGGCTTGAACCAGGTCACCCAGGTGATAGTGATGCGAATTATTACTACAAATCTTTTTGTGAGAACTGCGGTTATATAACTATGCATGCAGTGACTCCGGTATTGAACTGGTTGGGATCGCAAAAAAACCAGGAAGGGTCAGGTGATGAATGAGTATACTTATATCACGGGTTTTTCCATTCCGTATCCAGGAGGAATTCAGGTGAGCAATCGCAGAAGTCAGGCAAGTCGTGATGAGTTCGCTCTTGATAGCCGTGTTGCACGAATGGAGTCTGATATCTCATACATCAAGAGAGATATTGAAGAGCTGAAGAGCGATCTCAAGGATGTGAGAGGCGATATTGATAAGATACGCACAACAGATTTCAGGCTCATGTTTGGTGCGTTGATTACTACAGCCTTGGGGTTAGCTGGCTTAATGGCGAGAGGTTTTCACTGGATTTAAGATCCACAAAGTGACCACATCTCTGTTATTTGTTGTGGTTGGCTGTGTTTTTGTGTGTCTGTAAGTCTTTGATAATTATCTAACTTATTGATTTTTGTTTGTGTTTATGGCCGCTCTGCGGCCTTTTTTCTTTTCACTGTCGAAGAGTCACCGTAAAATCAACGCCATGACACTTCAGCAGAACGGATACC